CGTGGAGTTCACAATCCGCGCCCGGTGTCTCTGATCTCGGCTGCGATTGCTCGCAGGGACAGCCCGCAAAAGTTGAACAAAGCGATTCAGACGCTTCTCTGCAACGCGCTCAGCATATCACGCCAGGCGCAGCGACGCCGCATTATGCAGCCGCACATAATCCGGCGCAATATCGGCCCACAGCACAGCCAGCTTGCCGCGCTCGATGCGCAGCACAGTGCCGGGCTGGCCGGAGTCCGGGCAGGATAGCAGGAGCACCTTTGCGCCGACGTGGATTGCAGGCTGATCGCTCATGCGCCCATCGTATCACTATATTTAACGGTCACCGTGCGCTAACCGAACGGTGACCGTGCGATGACCGTCACGCTCCGCCTACACACATACACATACACGAACAGGTACAGGGACAGTAGTACAAGAGCAAAAGCATTGTCGGCGCAAAAATCTGCGCCGACGCAAATGGGCGTGCGCTATAATTCGGCCATGGAAAGCAGCGCCTGGAAATACCACTCGGATACCGGCCTGATCGAGAGCCCCACCGGCGTCAAGCTGGGCGACGGCTACTCAGGCAATGGCAGCGGGGCTTATGCGTATGTCTCGTGGGCCGCTTGCCACCTCAACCACGCGCAGACAGTGAAGTAAGGAGCGACATGCAACTGCTTTCCCCACATCTCAGCCTCGAAGAGTTGACCTTTAGCTCGACGGCCGTCGCCCATGGCATCGACAATACCGCGTCTCCGGAGATCGTCGAGCACCTGGCCGCGCTGGCTGCCAGCCTTGAGAAGGTGAGAGCGATCCTCGGCTCTCCGCTGCACATCGACTCAGGCTATCGCTGCCCTGACCTCAACCGCATCGTGCGCGGCGTCCCTGACTCGGCACACGTCACCGGCTACGCGGCTGACTTCGTCTGCCCGCAATTCGGCTCACCGCTGGACATCGTCAAGAAGATCGTCTCCTACCCGATGATCCAGTTCGACCAGGTGATTCAAGAGGGGGCCTGGGTGCATTTCTCCGTTGCCCCGGCCATGCGTCAACAGGTTCTGACCGCTCACTTCGTGGACGGCGTAGCGCGCTATCAGGAAGGGGTATCGGCATGACCTGGCCACAGCCATTTTGGGCAATCTTACTCGCAATACTGGGGGTGATCCTTGCACTTTCCGTTCTTTTCCACCCGGACCCGGTCGCTGTTGGAACCGCAGTCCTCGCCATCGCAAGCAATCTCGTCAGCGGCGCGCTCGGAGCCTTCGCCGGCCATGCCAGCGCAACCAACAACTCCAGCGGTCCGAACGCCACAATCAACAACCCCAACGCCACCTTTCCAGATGGCCCAACCAAGTAACCAGGCTTCAAAGGAGGCCAAGACCATGATCACCTTCAAATCTTTAGGTCATTTCTTCGCAACGGTTTTCGAGAAGGTTGTTTCCGTTCTTCCGAAGATCCAGGCAACGGCATCCACCGTCCAGACTGTCTCCGCGACGATCCCCGTCTATGGCCCGCTGGCTGTGACGGTCGAGAAGGCGGGTTACGCCGTCCTGGGCGAGCTGGCATCCGTCCTGACGGCCGGAGGGGCCGCTGCTGAGGCTAAACTTGCCGACGCGGGCCTCGATGTCAACGTGGTTGCCACCGTCAAGGCGATGCTGGCCAGCATCCCGCAGTTCGTCACTCTGGCGAAAACGCTGTAAATGACCGCCCTGAACGCAGCGAAGATCCTCGCCTGTCTCGCACTGACCTATCTGTGCGTGACGGCGGGGATCGTCGTCTGGCGGGCCGGGAACGCCTTGGACGCGAACTTGGCCAAGTGGGGCGACGGCGGGGCGCAGGCCTTTTCCAGCATGAACGCGGCGCTGGACACCATCAACCGGCCATGCGGAGACGGCCACCCCTGCGGAACGCTGGCGAACATCGATAAAACCGTGGTCAAGGTGGGCGATGCAGTTGTCACCACTCAGATGCAGGAGCGGGCGATTGCGCCTCACACCATAGCCGCGATGGACACATTCAACACAGCAGCTCGGAAGCTGGGCGGGACGGCGGACAGTCTATCGGGGACCGCTACGGCGCTCACAGGCACGGCCAATGCGGCGACGGCAACACTGGGCGAGGGTCAACGTACCATCGCAGCCGCGCAGCCGCTCATGGCGGCATACACGCGCTCTGGTGATGATTTAGATTTGCTGATCCGTGACAATGCTGCACCACTTCACGCCACCTTGGTACACGCGGCCGGGATGAGCGCCAGCGGCGACTTGATGCTGGCCGACGCGCAATGGAAAACCCATCAGCTTTTGCACCCCGACAAAATCAAACTGACTTTTTGGGGCGCAACCTGGGCCGGAATCAAGGCAATTCATAGCATCGAACCACCCATCTTTTAAGGAGCAGAGCAGCCCCGGTGATGAGCCGGGGCGGACGGCGCAAGTGGTACACTTTCAACCAAGAAGCGAGGTGGCTCTGTGGGAAAATGTGTGATCTGCGGAGATAGCACAGAACGGCCTTTTGATGCTGCTATCTGGCATTTCAGGTTTATCGATTGGGAGCAGCGGCATTGGGTGCGCGGCAACTTCAAAGTATTTGGATTTTGGAGCGGTCTGTCCGCTAACATGTCTTTGATGTTCCCTTTCTGGAACACAATAGCCAATTGGCATTACCGAAAATACACGCTCACCATCGCCGCTGAAAATGAAGTGGACGCAACCGAAGAGCAGTAGGAGGCACTATGATTCAATTCGTTTTTATTGCAGCATCGATTCTCACAGCGTTCAGCTTAGGCGTGTGGCTGGCGCCCGACGTGCGCGGCGACTATGGCGCGTTCAAGGCCTATGTCGAGAGCAAGCTCAAGGCAGCCGAGCAGGCCGCGAAGGACAAGCTCTAACGAGTTTGCGCGGCGGTCTACAGGATGCCGGGACGGGACTTACGTGCCCAGAATACTGCAAGGCCTGAATCAATTCCGATCCGCGCAATTCACTGCACCACTCTTGGGGAGACGCTCGATTTGACAACGGGCGGCTCATTTTTCAGAGGGTATGAATGGTTGAGCACAGAACGAATATAAGCCAGTTCGCCGGGGTAAATGCCCTCCAAAAGGACATTGAGCGCCTAACCAAAGAGCGAGATGCACTCGCCAAAGAGCGCGAGAACGCGCAGACACGCCTACTCGAAGAACATGGAGTGGCGCTCGCCGACATGAAAACCACGCTGGACCTTTTGGTGGAGCGCACAAAGGATCTACCCGACATATCCAAACGAGTCACGCGGCTTGAATCATGGAAAGAGTTCGTGGGTGGGATTGCCGCAGCGTTTACAATGATCGGCGGCGCAGTTGGTTTTATCGTCGGCATCCTTGCGAGGCCAAAGTAATGCCAGCCGAAGTCTACAATCCCGAAATCGCCGAAGAGATCCTGGTGCGCATGAGCGGCGGAGAGAGTCTGCGCACGATCTGCGCTGATGATGGGTATCCATGCCGCCGGACAGTGACTCGCTGGGCTGTGCGCGATACCGAGGGATTTGCTGATCGGTATGCTGCAGCGCGCCGCGCCGGGGTTGAATCGCGGATTGAAGATGCGAACGAGATTGCCGCTGAGACGCCGCTGATTACGATGATGCTTCCGGATGGAACCATAAAGACGTGCATTGATGCCGCTGGCATCCAGCGCAACCGCCTCCGCTGCGACCAAGCCAAGTGGGAAGCGTCGCACCTGCTGCGCGGTGGCATCAAGTCAAGCGCGCCGCTGGACTACGGCGACAAGATTCAGACCGAGATCAGCGGAGAGCTAAATCTAAGCCTCGCTGATCGCCTCCAAAAGGCACGCGACCGCGCAAAATCCAAATGACAGAAGCGGAACAAGTAGTCGAAGACATTGCGCAATATGCGGATGATCCACTCGGCTTTGCGCTTTACGCATTTCCCTGGGGAGAGCCGGGCGAGCTGGAAGACGTATCCGGACCGCGCGTGTGGCAAGCTGATATTTTAGACACGATCGGTCGGCATCTACGATCCGAAAACAGATTCGACCCCCTGCGCATCTCGGTATCCAGCGGCCATGGTGTCGGTAAAAGCGCTCTAATATCAATGGTTTGCTGTTGGGGAATGAGCTGCTATGTTGATGCGCGCATCAACGTCACGGCCAACACTGGCAAGCAGCTCGATACTAAGACCTGGCCAGAGCTGGCGATATGGTTCCGCAGGCTCATAAACGCCGACTGGTTCAAGGTCAAAGGCGAAAGCGTAGGGGTCAAAGATAAAGGGCACGAAGAGACTTGGCGCATTGACGCGGTGCCATGGTCCGAGAACAACCCGGCCGCCTTCGCCGGACTGCACAACAAGCGCAAAATTGTGATTCTGATAATGGATGAGGCGTCCGAAATTCCCTACATCGTCTGGGAAACCAGCGAAGGTGCGCTTACCGACGAGGACACCGTCCTGATCTTCTTGGCGTTCGGCAACCCAACGCAGAATACCGGAGCATTTCGTGAATGCTTTGGAAAGAATAAGCACAGATGGGTGCGCAAGCAGATCGATAGCAGGCAGGTCGAAGGCACAAACAAGAAGCTATTAAGCGAATGGGTTGATGATTACGGCGAGGATTCAGATTTTGTAAGAGTGCGCGTCCGCGGAGAGTTCCCCAGGGCGGGAAGTTCTCAGTTTATCGCCGGTGACGTGGTGGCAGATGCCCGCAAGCGCAACGTGGGCGACCAGGGCAGGGCGTACAAGATCCTCAGCGTGGACGTGGCGCGGTTCGGCGACGATCAGACGGTGATCGGCTACCGGCAGGGCCTGCGCGCTGTCACGACTGACAAGATTCGTGGCATGGACACGATCCAGGTTGGCCGACAGGTCATCATGCGCATTCTTCAGGAGCGGCCGCGCTCGGTCGTGGTGGACGGTGACGGCATCGGCGGCGGCGTGGTGGACTACGTGCGCACTTACCTGCCCGAGGCATGGAAGGCGGCCGGCCTGCCTCATACGCTGCGCAAGATTGGCGGCACGCCAGAGATCATTCTGCCCGAATGGTTCCGCATCGAAGAGTTTCACGGCGGCGCCACCCCTGGCGACCAGTTCATGTACTTCAACAAGCGCGCCGAGGTCTGGGGCAAACTGCGCGACTGGCTGGTCACTGCGCAGATTCCCGACGATCCAGAGCTTGAGGCCGACCTGACGGGGCCGGAGTACTATCACAGCGCAAAGAACCAGATCCAGCTTGAGCGCAAAGAGGACATGAAAAAACGGGGCTTGTCATCGCCCGACACAGGGGATATGCTTGCAATGACGTTCGGTGTCACGCCGATGAATAAGACACGCGACGAAGCGCTGGTCGAAGACCTGGCCAACACGCCGGACCCGATGGAG